TATCAGCTAAGACTCAAACTGATTGTTGTGGTCTATCCCACCGTCATGACGGCAAGAGGTATCTCCGTAGAGGCTCATTGCCAATTAAGAAGAGGTCCGACTCTGAGGTGTCTCTTCTCTCATGTGATATAGAACGTGTGACCATTCTATAAAACAAAAAAGAGCCATAACCGAAATGGTTACAGCCCATAAAGAATTTAGCTTCACTTAACTATTTTTGTGTAAGCAATGCCACGATATACGTAGGTTACTTTCATTGGTAATCTCCATATACCTAATCCCCGTTCCATGATTAGGTGTCATGCGTCCCTAAAAAAGGGATGAACGGACGTGACATTATGCGAGGTCTAGCGGGAAGTTATGAGCATTACGCTCGTGCATAACTTCAAATCCTAAGTTCTCTCTGTTGACTATGTCAGCCCATGTGGGGATAACCTTACCATTAGAATCAACAACCGATTGGTTAAAGTTAAATCCATTAAGGTTAAATGCCATAGTAGCTATTCCCATAGAGGTAAGCCATATGCCAACCACGGGGAGCACAGCCAAAAAGAAGTGTAAAGAGCGAGAATTGTTAAAACTTGCATATTGAAAAATGAGCCTCCCGAAGTAGCCGTGTGCTGCAACGATGTTATACGTTTCATCTTCCTGTCCAAATTTATAACCGTAATTCTGAGACTCTTGAGCAGTTGTCTCCTTAATAAGAGAAGACGTAACCAAACTTCCGTGCATAGCAGAGGCAAGAGCCCCACCGAATATCCCAATAACACCTGCCATATGGAAAGGGTGCATAAGAATATTGTGTTCTGCTTGGAAGACGAACATGAAGTTAAAAGTGCCAGAAATACCAAGAGGCATACCATCACTAAAACTCCCCTGTCCAAAAGGGTAAACTAAAAAGACTGCAAAGGCAGCTGATAATGGAGCTGAGTAAGCTACGCAGATCCAAGGACGCATGCCTAGTCTATAACTAAGTTCCCATTGTCGTCCCATGTAAGATGCTGCACCGATAAGGAAGTGAAAGACGATAAGTTGGTATGGCCCTCCGTTATAGAGCCACTCGTCAAGTGTTGCTGCTTCCCAGATGGGATAGAAATGTAGTCCGATTGCGTTTGAGGAGGGAACGACCGCTCCTGATATGATGTTGTTTCCATAGAGTAAAGAGCCAGATACTGGTTCACGTATGCCGTCTATGTCCACAGGAGGTGCAGCAATAAAGGCGAGTATAAAGCAAGTTGCAGCAGTTAGTAAGCAAGGTATCATAAGCACACCGAACCATCCCACATAGAGACGGTTCTCGGTGCTAGTTACCCACTCACAAAACCTGCTCCAGTTGTCGGTAGGTTTAGTAAGTTGTATCGTTGCCATTAGAAAGTAAACTTAGTTCCTAATTTTGTACCCCAGTTATTATCAGCATCTTCAACTTGTGCGAAGTTTAGTTCACCATAAATAGCTAACTTCTCTGTTACAGGTAGTTTAGCTCCTGTTTTACCAGACCAGTTAGAATCATAGTCTGATCCATCCGCAGCATTAAGTGTTTTACCACCTTGAATATACCAAGCTAAGTCATTGACCTTGCTTTCATAACCTATGTGTAGGTCTGTAGCTGTAGAAGTATAGTCAGAACCAGTGAATTTAGATCTAGTCTCTACGTTAACGTAAGGACGTGCTAGAACTGGTGATGACATTGCAGCTGCTGCTGTAAGTACAATAAATTTTTTCATTAAATCAAAAAAGAAAAGTTAATGGAGGTGTACGATACGATTCGAGCCTCCGCTTTATTGATTAAGGTACGTATGAACTACATATCTATACCCCTTTGGAGCAGATACTTGATAAGGATGAGTATAATATACAGGGAATATTAACAATTCACCTTGTTGTAGAGTTGTGGTAAGTTCTTGGTTAGGGAAATTATATTCACCACCTTCATAATCATTATTTAATCCGATAGTAAGACCAACAGTTCTTAGTTTGCCGTCATCATGTGATCCAAATAGACCATTGGAATGGAATTTTGTAGCACCATATATTTTCCTTAGCAACAAACCATCATCTCCAGAGAAGTATGCAAACGTGTAGTCTTTAACATACTCTGAAAGTACTTCTTTTATTTTTTTCAAAAGAAAGTCTACGTGTTTAGCTTCACTTAAGTATAGGTTATCTCCTAAATGATCTCCTGTACCTGCGTTTTGATATGCCTGTTCTGAATTTGATTCATAATAGTTAACAAGTTCTCTACAATACTCTTCACTTAAAACATCAGCGTACTTTGCGATACCGTCTTTCACTGACTTATAAAATTCCAGGAAGTATCTGGCCTGTTGTGATATAGGTACCAATAGCAATGGCAAAACCTAGCATAGCTAGTCTACCGTTTAACTCTTCAGCTACATGCCATTTGTCGTTTTCGTGGTTATGGTGTGTCATAAGTCTTGGGGGCGTTTCGTTTGGAAATAGATTTTGTGGTGTCATTTTGTGTTTTCTTCGGTCGATGTTATTTGATTGTCATGAGAGCCTCCCATACTACTCCCTCCTTTCCAGTCCATACCTACGGCAGAAGGTTTAACACCATTCAACCAGCATTGTACTGATAAGAAGCAACCACCTTGCGGGCCAGCTTTAGCCGAATGTTCATCATCAGGTAAAACTCTGACAAACATGTAGTGTGCAGCAGAGAGGTTGGAGTCAGGAGAGGGTTGGTTAGCAAACCACATTGGGAGAGTAGTTCCACCATTAGAATGAAACTCAATTCCTTTAAGTGCTACCTCATAAGAGTCAACATTAGGATGAGTATGCGGTGGAATATAAGTATCTGGTTTAACAGTTACAAATTCAACTTGCCATTGACCATGTCTATAAATACATGTTGAGGTCAAACCTTCGACAAAATGTATTGAGTTGTCTAAAGGAGTAAAGATTTGTAAACCACCATCTAGATACCATTTTAAGAAAGTTGTGAGGTCATCGTCAAACTCTCTTCCAGTTCCGTCTTTCATTTATTTCTTCTTAACCTTCTTCTTGGGCGGTCGCCCTTTCTTAGTACCATAAGTACCCTTACCCATCGGCATAATTAATCTCCTATACTTTTAATTTAGAGGCTGCTAGTTTTCTGATAACATCATCTCTGAACGCCTCATCAGATTTGTATTCTGGTTTGTTCATATCTCTAACTACTTCTGCCATACTTCTGTAAGTCTCAGTAGCTGATTCTTTACCAGTAACTACTCTTGAGTCACGTCCTTGTGAGTCTTCATATTTTCCCATAAGTGCTGATACTGCGAATTTAATTGCTGTTTTGTTTGCTGTTTTAAGTACAGCATCGTACTCATTTATTGCTGTTTGATTTAGATTCTGACCAGCCCAATCCATAAGAGCTTGGTAGCCTTCTTCACCATTTGCAACAGCTTTAACCTCAGCTATCTCTGCTTCAGTCAGGACTGGTTCTGCTTTCTCTACACCAGCTTCACTCCTGACACCTGCTAAATAGTTATCAATTATTTCATTAGAGAAACCTGCCTTATTTAACTGGCCATACATCTCTTCGCTTAACGTACCGTTATTTTCAGCAAAGTGCTTACTCATTGCAAACGGGTCTATATTATTTTCTTTAAATGTATTGCTTAACTGTTCGCCATACATTTCGTTAGCTGTTTCATAGTTAACTGAACCATCATCACCATAGTATTCAAGTTCTTGTGCGGGTTCAGTTTCAGCTTCTACTGTTTCTAATGTGCTATCAGATTTACCTAGCTTTTTTTGTAGTTCAAGATAGGCAGCCTCTAAGTCCTCAGCGGATTTGTATTTACCAGCAAGCATTTTATCTTGCTTGTTCATTAACTCCTCGCCAATCTTTAGAGACTCTGCCTCTTTCTCTGCTATTTCATTTGCTACTACAGGATCTTCCGAAGTGTCGTAGCGAATTGTTTCTGCCATAGTTATTGTGGTTGTGGTGTACCTCCAGATACCATTGCGTTTACTGCGTCAACGACTTCTGGATTTTTAGATGGATCCATCAGAGGAGTTCCAGCTAATTGACCTGCTTGGTCAGTTAAGGATTGCATCTGTTGTGCTTGCATAGCTTGTTGCTGCTCTTGGTTACGCTCCTCTACGCTCTTAACAAGATTTAATATGTCTATACCTTGTGCAGCTGCAAGACGTTTAATAGCCTCGTCAGGGTTCATGTATTGGGCCAAAGCTTCTGGACCCATTGTTTGAGCAATCGTAGTTATAAATTGTATAAGTGAATCTCTATCCTGTCCTCTACCTAAAGCATTTATACCTGCTACAATAGTTGGTTTTACTAAACCAGCTGGTACACTAGGTATTGTTTTTGATCTAGTAAGAGTGTGCATCTTACGTTTAAGATAAGGTATGAGAAACTCTGCTGTTAACAAACTGAAGAGACCGCCAAGCTGACGCTCTAACTCCATCTGTGTCATTCTTACTTCTTCTGCTGTGGTGCGTTCTGATTGACGTACTTGTAAGACAAGGAAAGCCTCAGCTAATCTCTTCTCTAACATGTTAACCATCTGATATGCTGTTTGGAAGTCCGCAGTTTTACCTACTTGTACTACACCTATATCGTCAGGTCTGCCCTGTATAATAGCACCGTTACCTGCATTAGCTAATGAAGCTGGCTTGGTAACTGAAGAGGGTGATACAGTAAAGACAACTTTTGCTGCTGCTGCACTACCTTCAACTATAGCTTGCATTAATGCCTCTAAAGATTTCAAGTCCCCAAGGAACTCTTCAACTCTAGAACGACCGTAATCTTCTCCGTCCACTGTTACAAAACGTAGTGGTAGCCAGGGGGTCTTGTCCTTTGGAGCTTTACCTACACTGTCTTTTAGGATTTGATCTTGAGCTTCTTGATGCCAACGCCATCCGTTGTCAATAAGTTTTACACATGTATAAACATCTACATCTTTTGTTCCTTTAGCGTCACCTTTAGAATCATCATTAGGGTTGTTTACTACATCCTCTTCTGGTAAATCTAATAATTTTCTACTAACTCTTTCTTTTGTTACTATCTCTATTACATCCCCATTGCCATCTCTTTCAACTACATAACGATTGAGCGGATAGACTTTCATACCATCCTTGTGCATATACAACAAAGCGTTGCCAGTGACAACGAGATGCTTTAATGCAGCAAAGATCTGTACTCTATCTGTGGAGGCAGCTATGCTCTCCATTATCATACGTTCTATCTTTGCAAAACTAAGATCTAATTCACTCCTTGCTTCGGGTGGTATTTCTACACCTAACTTTGAATCGTCTAATTGTAATTTAAAAAAACTTGTAGAAGGAGGAAGGAGTCCCAGCATAAGTTTTGAACTCAGCGTGGTAACTCCTTTCGCTCCGACTGATTGCCAAGGGGTTGCAAAGTCATTATATAAAGCATCACCTTCGTTCCTCATTAACAACGTAGGGATAGTTAACTCTGCACATTGATAAGCAACATTTAAGAATTGTTCACGGTGACTCGATAGCTCGTTGTATCGTTGCCGTGCGTTCTTCATTGACCTGTATTAGTACCTTGTCCTGTGGTTGGCCCTTGTAGTCCACCTTTCTCAGGTTTTGGAGTCTGTAAGGATTGAGTTCCTTTTTGTCCTCTACCTTTCTCAGGTCTCTTCTTAGCTCTTACTTTAGCCTTTCTCTTTGTCTCATCTTCTGAGATAGGAGCAGGTGTAGGAGTTTCTGGAGGAGGAGTGGGGGCTTGCTGTGGTTGTTGTGGAGCTGGTGGTGGAGTTGGTGGGGCTGGTACTGGTGGGGGTGGTGGAGCTTGTCTACCACCGCCAAATAAACTGCCTACGCACATAATTATTCTCCTGTTTTTAA